AATTTGTTGATAATCCATCCAATAATAATAAGAATACCTACAACTGTAAATTGCCACCACGTGACAAGCTGATCAACTATGAAATCCATTATTGTCTCCTATCTTAGTACTGTGTCTACGTCTGTTATAAATCTTATTATTCTATAATCTTCATCGTATTCTACTTCTAATTCTTTACACGATAAACGTACAGAACCATTATATTGCCTTGATTTCCCACCTCTGAGACCTCGTTGAATAGTTCGCTTAGCTGATAAGCATTCGCTTAGACTATCACGAATCGTGTATTCTTTTAATCCAGAAGGATCTCCAAAAAACATGAGTAATACAAAGAAAGTTCCTGTCGCCATTAGTGTTTCATCTTCTCGCCTTCTTTCAGGCAAGATAAATGTCCTTTCTTAAACTGTGTCTTTGCAACCTGCATGGTCTGTTCACATTGTTCCATCGATTTATATTTGCCAAGTTCCATCATAGAATGATCTGGTTTCATTAACATAAGAATAATTGCCATTGCTTCCATTTTAGTGTCCTTGATGTGAGTTTGCTGATGGTGCAGGTATGTTACTATTCGAATGAATTAAATCCATAATATCATTACGAATCTTTTCATGTGTCTCTTCGAGATGTTCAACTCTTTTCATCATAAAATCAATTTGCAATTTTTGTTGTTGATCAAAAGGTGCCTGACCACTTTCAATTTCTGTTGTTAATTTCTCAAGTTCTGCTGCCAAATGCTCAATCATCATAAATTGTTCTGAATCAGCAGGTAAACTACCCATCTCACCACGTGGCCATTTAATACGAAACTCTGTATTATGCTCAAGATCTGACTTCATCATAGTTTGAGATGTTTCAAGATTATTCAATCTCTCAACAATACCAAAGTATGCCCATGTAGCAATCGATGCTGCGGCAATCAAACTTATCATATTACGAAGAGGTAATGCTACCTCTGTATTTTCATTTAATTTAGTTGCCATCTGGTTTCTCCGTCACTGCCTTTTCATAATATACAATGATTTCACCTTGTTGGTTTATATATCTTTTTAATTCAGAAATATTCAGTGCTAGGTTTTCATAATCCTTCATACTTAAGGCAACAAAAGCCAAGTCACCATATAACTCTGTGAACTCTTTTTCAAATTCCTCAAAGTTATCTTTAGTAACTACAAAGACTCTTGTATCACTGAGTTGGAGTGGTTTCGGTAGAGCTACTGTTGGTATCTGTACCTTTTCCACTTTGGTTACTACCTTCACTTCCGGCTCCGGCCGGACGCTGCAACCACTGAGGATTAGGACGGTTGCCATCACCGCCAGTATCTTCCATAAGACCACGCCACAAATTTGCTGAAGCGCCATTCATCTTTCCTTCTAATTGTTTAGAGTCTCGAAATGCTTCCACTACAAGGTTTAATTTACTTAATTTAGTTCTTAATTCATCACCGTATGCTTCTGCTTTTTGCAATGAAGTAGATAGTTTTTTATTTAAGTTACCGATCTTTACCATATCTTGTTGTAATGTCGCTACAGATTGTTCTGCAGTCTCTACAGCAGATTCTAGTTTAACGTTATTTTCTCGAAGAGTAGCAATAGTTGCTTGTGTAGTATCGTAGTAATATTTAGCTCCATAACCAACACCACCAAGTATTGCTATAAGAACAATGATTGCGTATAGTCTAATCATTGTTACAGTTACAGCTGCCCTTTGATCCCACATAGCCGGCTACTAAACCAATAATACCGGTTATGCTCATTTGTAGCAATTCAACAATATTTTGATCTAGTTCAGCATCGTGTTCTGCAGCAATCATAAATTCATCTACAACAATTAATCCTAATAATCCCATCAAGCCTACAGCTAGTATTAGAACGATAAGACCTTTAATATTATCTACATTCATTTTATTATCCTAAATTTTAAAACTTTTCTTTAGTAAATTCAGAAAATCTTTTAAGAAGCGCCGGCTTTTTCTTTTTTCTGCGATCCATCACGTTAGTAGTTGAAAAGCTCGGGCCCATCGCAGTAGTCGCTGGATTTGGAATAGAAGCAGTTGTTGTAGCTTCTTCATGCGAACAAGACCCTTCATGCATTTTGCCGCATTTTTCACAGAGTTTCTTTTTCATTTGTAAATCTCGCTTGTTGTGACGTATATTTTTTGATTTGTTTTAAGATGAGTTGCTTCATAAATATCAAGACCAAATATATCACCGACGGGGTATGCATCTTCAAACACTTTAATTTGATCTTTTGCCAATACAATTTCTTCATGAGTCGAGTTGAGCATCTTAGGTGAATTCACTCTATAAACACCGGGTGACAACTGTTTATCTTCTAAGATAAACCATTTGTTTTCTTCATTTAGAAAATCTAAAGTATCTACACTAGACTTATTCATCACTTTTTCGATACAGCTATCGTTTAATGAATATTTTTCTTTGATAAGAAATAAAGCTGAAGCAAAAGATCCTATCTTACTTCCGCCACCCGGGATTTTGCTAATTAATCTTTTAATATTAGCACAAAGGCGAATGAAGGGAGTGTAAGAATTTCTTTTTGCGTCTGAGTCAATTTTAACGCTTTTAATTCTTTTCCCGTCTTCGTCAATCAAGCCTTCTTTATACGCGTCCCAGTTCTTCCAATCCATAACAAGCATTCGCACAAACCGAAAGGCGTATGTAAGATCTGCAGCTCTTTTTACAATACCCATTATATTTTCCTTAATACGGCAACGGCCTTTTGGTCCATTGCTATTCCTGTATATTGATCGTCTTTAATGTATTTTAAATATACTAAAAACGGCTTTATAACAGGCCAGTGATTATCATTAAGTTTCAGATCTAAAATATTCAGGCCTGCTTCAATGCCGAAAGAGTTGAATATTACAATCAAGTGATTGAGTATTAATCTTTCGCCCAGTTCACCCTGTTCAAGATAGCGATTAAGCAGTCTCTTAATATATTTAAATCTTTTCAAATCCTCATAGAACTCTTCAATATCAGAGAACTGAGGTTTATAATAATGCTTTGCAGCATAGAGTAGAACATTCTGTTCAGTGAGTTCATCGAATATCATCATAAAGCTATTTATTATTAGCTAAATAGGTTTTTTACTTGTCCTAGCAAAGATGATTTCTTCTCTCTACGATCTAGTTCAATTCCATGCTGGCGACCAAAAGCTTCAAGCTCAAGTTTATTCATTTCTTCTAAAGATTTGCCATTTGCTGGTGCTTCATTTAATTGTTGTACAGTGTCTTCCATTTGAGCTTCTTCCATTGCTTTAACGGTTTTCTTTGGTTTAGCAGCATTCTTACTAACTCCGTTAAATTCATCAATTTGAGCTTGTGTATGTGCACAAGATTTAAAAAGTTCACCGGTGTTTGGGTCTTCCCAACCACGTATAGTAGGGATTGCGTTACTACACCATCCTGGAGCTTTAATCGCCATTTTTCATTCCTTTGTATGCACTTGCAATTTTATTAAGAATTTTCTTATCGCCGATTTCGGAATCATTCGTACGAGTCTTTGAAGATGGACCAGCTCTACCAGCTTTTGATGCATCATCATGGCCAAGCTCATCATAATCAGTAAGCTTGCTTGTAGTATCAACAGGATGGCCATCTTTCATCTTCTTTGCAGAAGCATTACGATCAGTTGGTTGCTCATCACGATTCTGATCTTTATTACGCTTAGCGCCAGCAGCATCTTCCCAGATTGACATTAAGCGATTACGAATAGTAGATTCTTTCTGTTCTTTTTTCGGGTTCATTGTTGCGGTCTCACCTTTTTCGCCTTCAGGCTCATCTTCTTTATTCTTTGATTTTGAAATAGCTTTACGCTTTTTATGAAGATATTCGTCGGAATCGTCGACATCACCATCATTGTCAATGTCTTTGTCTTTACGATCTTTAAAATCTTTTTTGACAGCCTTTGGATCTACTGGATCCATTGCTTCTTCGACGTCTTCTTTCTTTGGCATAAGAGCTTGAATTGTTTTAACATCGAGCCTCATCTTTTTAGCAATGTCTTTTGCAGACATTCCTTTTTCCATATACCCATGAAGTTCTTTCATCCGACCTTCATCGAGTTTTTCTTGAGCCATTTCTTCAAAGCTTTCTTTCTTTGGCATAAGAGCTTGAATTGTTTTAACGTCAGCATAAATCTTATCTTCCAAACTCTCGCTATGCCCCTGTTTTTGAACAGCAGTGTCATGTCTTTTCTTAGCATCTCTGAAAGCATTCATATGTTTTGGATCGCCAGTTTTTTTGAATTGCGCTTTATGTATTTTCATCGCATTAGCATGCCTAGAAATTGTTCTATCCATCCGACCTTCATCGAGTTTTTCTTGAGCCATTTCTTCAAGTGTGGCCCTCGCACTTTCAATTAAAGTTTTCATTTTTTTCTCCGTTTAAATCCATTGAGCCACATACGCCCCCACTGCTGCTATTATCGCAGCATATACTAACTTATTTATAAGACAGACAGTCCTATGATTATCATCTACTTTTTTTTCAATATCATCTAATTTTACAGACAATCTATTCACACGTTCAATTTGATTGTGTTGAAATTCTTGCATTGATGCAATCTTTTCCTCAGCACGAGCAATAGATACCATAGCCGTTGCCAGTTTATCTAATTTTTCTTCGATTCGATCGAGTCTATGATTGGTTGTATCAGCCATAAGTTTTTACCCACGTATTGAAAGGCATAGGTTTTCCGCCTGATCTTTTCTTTTGATCTGAATATCTTGCATAATCTGCACTTGGTCCAGATGGTGCGGGAACTTTTTTCTGCAGATCCTTTGCCTTTTTTCCTGTTGTCCGAAAGATAGTCGGAACTACTTTTTTACTTGGCCCACGTTTCGCACGTTCTATACCAGCTTTCCAACGTTTTGAGAATGAAAGTTCGTCTAAAGTTTTCATTAATTATCGACCTTTGCGCTTGCTCTCCACTGATAACAAGACCAGTATTTTGCTTTCCATTTTGGCCCTGGACTATCACAGCCATGACGTGCTCTAAACGATTTCCGTCGAGCAGGATCATCTCTTTTGATTTCCATGTTTGGATCACCGAAACGAACAACCACTACATTTCCTTTCGGTCCTTTGACGTATACCTTAAACTTTTTGTTTGGGTTTTCGCTTGTACGAATAGGATCATTGAGCTTTACACTCTTACCTTGATATTCAGCTTCAGTAATCTCAAGATCTTCATACAAGTCTTCGCATTCGCATTTGCGATCGATCTCTTCGGCTACATGGTTTTTAAATTTATCCACCGAACTCATGTCCTGCGACCCTTTTCATTTGTTTATTAAACTCTGATTGTGATGGTTTTTCTTTATATAACTTAATTGAAAGGTGAGCTTTATCCTTACCTTTAATGCGCCAATTGTAGCCTTTATCCTTATGCTCAGGCTTAGTTGTCTTGACTACACGCCGTTTATAGCCAGCTTCCCAAGTTTCTGATCCTTCACAAAAAGATTTAAAATTAATCATCGTCTTCCTCATCATCGTCATCATCATTGTCTGTTTTTTGAGACATCAAATAATCACGAACAGAATCGATATAATCTGCAGCTTTTGTAATCTTATTCTGACACCATTCTGGCAAATTCTCTTCATCATCTACCATATCATAAATATCGTCAGCAGCATCCATCACGATGTCAAGCTGGTCCTTCATCATAGAACCTTCTTCATCATATTCACCGGGATCTTTTTCGGCCTGTTCCATTTGCCCAGGAGTCATCTCCATAGCTTTTTTCTTTGCTTCGTCAGTGCCGAAGTCTGGTGCGCGAAATTCTGTAAGCTTTTTCATTTGATTGCTGCCTTATACATTTTAAGTGCTGTTGCAAAATTTTTATTTCTCATCATCCGTTTTGATTCAGGATGGTTTGGGTTATCAACTGTCATGCGGATGCTGTCGTCATCTATCTTTTTCGCTTTAGCGTATTTCATGTATGCCGACATAGCTTTTGTATCGATTTCCCTTGCTCCGCCAAGGACCCTTGCTTCATCGATAGACTCATCACCTTTAGCCATATCCCGATAACGCTTTCTTACATCAGCTTTTGTCATTCTTTCGACATCTGTAATCATTGAAGGCTGTTTAACAATCTTACGAAGCTGTCCTTTAATATCACCGGGAGAACGACCAAGCATGATCATCGGTGGCAAACCGTCGACAGAAACTTTAAACATCATTTCTTCATTAACAGATTCACCAACGGATTTCTTATCTGCCATAGCTAAACCTGCCTTACGCTTTCTTCCAATGTTATCCAAACGATCCATCTCTTTATTCTTATATTTTCTCGAGGTAGGTGATGCAGCAACACGAGCATACTGTTGAGCAGCGCTGTAATTACTTTTACTAGCAGCTTTCTTATATCCTTTTACTGTTTCTGGAGACAATTCACCAAGAACTGTACTAGCTGCTAAGGGTGTGCCTTGCTTGTCTGCTTTTCTCTTATCCATCCGAGCTTTAGTACTTTTTACAGATTGTGCAGATTTACCTACAGCAATCTTAAGATTGGGGTGAGTTTTACTCTGTCGAGTCATTTCTTCGTCAATAGCATTATAGCTTTCTGTTCTAATAGCATGAGTATCAGCATGAGCTGAATGAGAGATTTTATTTCCATGGCGACGAGCAATTTTAGATTGAGATTTGGCAGCGCGGTGAGACATTGCTGCAGACGCGCGGTCTCCTTTATTTAAATGCTTGATTACATCCATATGATGAGAAGCTGCACTCATATGAGCCTTTTTAGCTCTTAAATCTTGCTTTGCGCTATTGGCTGCCATTTGATGGGCATTGGCTGCGTCTTCGTGATCTGCAATAGATTCATTAACTTGATAGTTCTCTTCAAAAGCTTCCATTGATTTGACCTTCTTACGAGTACCAATCTTTTTGGTGTCAGGCCGGCCCATTATACCGTGCACATCTTTACCCGGATCATCTTTGCCATGATAACCAGCAGCTTTGCCCGGTGCAACTTTCTTAACTTTACCACCCCGCTTTTGGAATGCAGCCATTGCTCGAGCAAGATCGGCACGGCTTGTAGCTTCTTCGATATTCTCTTTGATTTGAGATTTATCAACTTTGTCACCAATGCTTTGTGCAGTCTTGAGGCGAGCAAGCTTAAGAGGCTGTTTAAATCGCTTTTCTAGAGAACGCCTGTCTAACTTCAAGTCTCGCTCATCACTACCCATTGAGTAGATTTTCATATCTTTAGCACCAACAAGAGCGTATGTCATCTTTGGAGCTCGAGCTTCTTCGACTGACTCTTTCTGAGGACCGCGCTTTGCGGCAATATAAGCAGCGATCGCCATTTCACGACGCTCTTCTTTATTTTTACCCTTGAATTGTGGAGCATCTGATTTAGCAAAATCATCGATCCACACACCCATTCCATCTGATACTTTTAGTGGCATTTCATTGTTCCTTTGAATGTTTATTATCCTGTTGCTCCGCCTTGATTTAAAGAAAAGAATTGTATTTGGCCAGACCCTGCCAAAATATGCTAGATTAAAAAACTCATTTTAAACTCCGGGCCCTTGCTATAGTATCTTTTTGCTTTTGAATTTTATCTCTTCTATCCAATTTCTTTTGAGCATTTGCTGCTCTAGATTTTTGAGTTAAACCAAAACTCCTAATTCCTTTGGACTTTGCTGTTGAAAGTGTATTCTTCTGATCTTGTTTTCGATCATGTTTATCGATTTTTTTCTGGGCTATAGCCGCTCGGCCAGATCTGGTTAGTCTATTAGTGATAGGTGAGGCCACTTTTTTAACAGCCTTTCCAATTCCACTAATAATACCCTCATCTAATTCTTCGCGTAATTCAAAAAATGTTTTCATTTCTAACTCCCTCTTACCTTTGCTGCTAAATCTTTATCCGCTTTACCCCAAGTGCCTGAGGACTTTGTTACAAATGAATTGACTCGAGCAAAACCCCACTGCTGTGGAGTTGTTCCCGGTCTGTGGCCAGTGCGCCATGCAGCTACACCACGATTATATACTTTCCGAAGAATACTCAATGGCATGCCAGATTTTTCGGCTTTCTTCTTTAAACCCGCAGTAGCATCTTCTTCAATTTGAACATGCTCTTTGAATTTCATTTTATTTTTCCGTTCCATTTCTTTAGCATCTCTTTTTGCCATAGCTTTACGATCTTTACGTACTTTCATAGCGACAGCTTTTATTCGATTATTGCGAATCTTTTGCTGCGCTTTATTGAGTACACCATCGTCAGCCATTAGTCATCTCCAAACATTTGCTTAAATTTCTTAGTGTGCTTACTCGGCTTTGTTTTTGCTGTCGCATCACCCGGTGCTTTCTTATAAGCAGCTGGATTGTCATCATCATATTTTGAATATTTTTTGAAGTGTCTATCACGAGCTTTTTTAGTCGACTTTGACTTTAAGCCTGAGTAATATGCTTTTGGCTGAGTGCCGGCTCGATCTTTAATATCCGGATCTTGAGGTGAATCTTTTTTGCGCTCATCCTTTTCTTCGGTAAGTTTACCAAGAGAGTGTGGTGCAATATCGTATGATAAATCAACCGAAGGATCGACTTTCTCAACTGCAGTAAGCCATTTTCTCCAAGTCTCACCCTTTGATTCTACAATCACATAATTCGAACCAAGTACTTTAATCTTACCGACAATGCCATTTTCTTTGATTACGACTTCATCACCTTCATCAAATAATTCACCACCAATGTAAGATTCGCGGAGCTCTGATACTGACTCAAGCTGTATATGATTCTTAAATTCTTTTTCTTCTTTTAAGCCCATTCCTTTACGGACTTTATTGAAAATATCTTTTGCTTCTGAGTTCGAAACATTCTTAGGAAGACCTTGAGAAAATGCAGTAAAGTCATTATCACTTGCAGCATTTCTCATCTTTGAAGCTGACATTCCAGCTGCACCTTCAGCATCTGGATCACGATCACCGGCAGACATAACATTGATTCTTTCAAAATTATAGAATCCGTGTCTACCTTTTTGACCATTATACTTTTTCAACAAAGCTTCAAATTCATTGATACGATCAGATCCGACAACCATAACGATTCTTTTGAAACCTTCATCGTATAATTTACTTGAAATTTCCAAAGCATTGCGCAATTTCTTATCTGCCATGATCTGACGAGCATGACGAGGAAACATCTTACGTGCTGCTTTAACTTTATCTACAAATTGGAGTGGATTCTTCTTTGGATCCTGTGATTGTGAAATATAAATGCGATAAGGATTCTTACCAGACTTTGAAGACAAAGCATTCATTAATTTTTCATGACCAATAGTCGGTGGGTTCATTCTACCAAAGGTAAAATAAACTGTTTTTTCTTCTTCTACTAGATAATTCTTAAAAGAATTAATCATTAACGCTTCCTTTGAATTTCCTGACGGCGTTTCTGTGGCAACAGACGCCTTTGCATAATCTTAATGCGCTGTTGCCAGCCACCTTGTTTCAAACGCTTTTCAATCTGCTTCTTTTTTGCGACAGAAACATCACTCTTCTTCATACCCTTACCAGCTAATTTGTCGGCAAAAGTTGAGCGAGCACCTCGACGAGCGCGCTTCATTAATGTAGCTTTTGTCGCCAATCTTTTACGTGCTCTTTTACGCGCCATTTTCAAGCGAGTCTTGCGACGTTTCATTGACCGTGCGAGTTTACGTCTACCTTGGATGGAAAGTTCTTCAGAAGTTTCTTCTTGTTCTTCATGCATAGCACCATTGCGGCGCTTTTTTGCTCTGTAATTAATTAGTTCATCCTCACCCGGACGATAATCAACTACCATAAAATCTTTGAATGACAGAGGTTTTGCCATTAGTTTCTCCCTGGTTTATCCCATCCCTTAAGAATATTAGGTGAAAAGTTGGCGTATGAGAATTCCATACGATCAACAATTTTCACTGCATCACCACCAAGTTTATCGATTGCTACATAGCCTTCTTGACCTGTTACTCGATATCCTTTGTCTGTTTTGAGGAATGTATCAACATTCCCTAGTTTATTTAAAGTATTTATAAGTTTTAATTTTGCTAAAACGATAACTTTCTGCAATTCAAACATTTGTACTAGAGATGCTTTATTTTTTTGACCAAAAAAAGTAAGGATAGTGTCTAACTTTTTCTGTTGAGCTGATTTACCTTTTTCGGTTGTTCTTTTAGCAATTTCTTTTGCATACTTATCGTTAATAAATTGAATCAAAGCATCAACTCTTTTCTTTGGATCTGGCGGAAGTGCACCAGCTCTAACATATCTATTACCGTGTGTTTCGATCAATTGCGCAAGTTGCTGATCATTCTCGAGTTGACGAAGAGTCGAGCCAGCAATTCTGTTGAAAAGAAAACCAGCTTTTTTCAAAAGATCATTGACTTCGTCTGTTTCTTTCTTTGTCATAGTATATTTAGTCATATCACGAAGCATAGCATCCTGTGACCAAACATTCTTCGAAGTACGAAGTTTATTTACATCTACGCCGTAAGAAGCTTTCATTCCTTCAAATGTTTTTCCGGTGTACGTCGTATGCCATACAATTCCAATCTTTGTTGACGATACTTGCTTGGCCATTTCCGTGCCAGCCGGTATTGCATAAACAATTGTATTGGGGTGGAACGTAATATATGATTTACCATTAATTTTTTTAGTTTCGACATCACCGGGTCCATAAAGAAAATCTCCTTGTATTACACCTTTTATTCCTAATTCGGGTAAATGTTTAAGAGCAAGTTTAAGTTTGTCAGCAAGATCGCCAGAAGTATCATCATCAACATCAGCATCACTCTTGTATACTTTGGGAGATTTGTTAAAGATCCCTTTCTTCGCCACGAAGAATCGACCATCCCGAGGATCAATGCCAGCAAAGATAGCAGGAGCACCGTCCCACTTAACAGATACATTTCCATCGGATCCTCCTAACATATCTCTTAAAGAACGAAGAGCTAAGATCGCTTCTCTTGTTCCTTTGACTCCGCCATAGAGAACCTTATCCTCAATATGAGTCATATGAGTATTTTTGTTTTCAGTTATAAATGAGCTAAACGTGTTCATCATCTACCCTTATCTACTTCTACATCCATTAAAACAATATCAAATGCTGCTGTCAGACGAGCATTATTACTTCTCACTGTCGCTCTGATATCGATATCAGATTTTTGTGGTATCTTAATTGGAACACCAAACTTATAAAAATATTGACCACCGTCTCCAGCAAATTCAAAAGAATGCCCGACTCGAAAAGCGTCCTGCCCAAAATATTTGATGAACATATCTCCGGTTGCGTCAGCTCCATCTTGACATGTTGTAGTACCTTGAAGAATATAAGCATTTTTTCCTGCGGGTATAGTGTAAACAGACATAAGAGTCTGGCCTTTTCCAGCGTTGATTCTTGCAACGGTTGTTCCACCGGCTGCGCCAGCTTCAATATCGATAATTCCTACATTATTCGTTGCACCGGTTGTTATAAATGCACGATTGACTCTCTTAAACAAAACTGTTCCTACAGTATCTGCACCCGATATTGTGATCGTATCTTCAATGAAATTATAGTCTCCATCTAATCCTTGAACAGTAATTTGTAAACCATCATCAGATGCATCATTTCTTTCAATGTTTAATACTGCAGGAGTATCAAGCGCGGTCCAAGGATAAAGTGTATCATTCACATCCCAAATAGTTCCTGTCTGTCCGTTTGACATCGCGGGAACAGCACCAAACTTATGTACATGTGATGCGCCTTTGACTTGCCCTCGAGCAATGTTTAGAAAATCATCTTCAATGTATTTTGATCCAGTGAATTGTGCCATTTATATTTCTTTCGCTGTGCGAGTAATCTTTGCTAATGGGAAGATACCAATTCGAGAATTAGCGATATTAATATTTCCATATCGTCCAGCTCTGCGGTTGTAACGAGCTACAAGAATAGGTTCATACGGATTTCTTCGAGGAACATCACCAGATTTACCTTTGTGAAGAGAAGTGATTATATAAGCATTACCCTTCTTCACAAATTTCATTGTACCCTGATGGAACTCATCTACATTATTAACAGTAACTGGTCTCTTTCCATAATCTACGCCATAAATTGATTTATTTGCAATCTTGTCTGATTTTAGTTTTCTGTAAAAAGTATCACCGCTCTTCAAACCTTCAGGCTGAAGTTTCAATACATCTTTTACGAACTTTTCAATCTCTGGTTCATTCGGCAGATCTGTTACTCCTCCATATTGTTGGAATCCCTTTGCATCATTTCCTGCTTTATGGGATATATGCGCAACCATATTTCCAGCTAAGTCTACAATCGCAAAGTCTGACTTAGGATCTCTTCCTCCCGGATTAGGAGTAGAAATAATTTCAGAACACGGTACAGTTCTGTTACCAATCTTAAGAGTAATATAAGGATCTTTTTCTTTTTCTAAAACTTTGAGTAAGTTAGCTTTTGCAAGTTTGAGGGCAGCATTTTCAGCAGCGACGCCCGAGCCTTTACCTTTACCGCCTAGTTCAGGAGTCTTATAGAATTGACTAGGATATTTGATAATTCCTTTATTTGTCTTAACTTCTTTACTGAATCCTTTTGTCTTTAGGCCTACCGAAAAGTCATCATATTCATAAGTATAGATCTTCACTAATCCCTTTACAGTGAGGAACTCATCTTTACCTTTAATTTTTGACAAAAACATTTCTGCTCGAGAAGAATCTTTTGTGAGGTCGTTATGCTGAAGTATTTTCCAATCTATCTTCGGCATATCATTCTCCTGTAAGTATTTTTTTGAACGTGTACATACCAGCCTCTACAGTTATTATACCACTATTTAATACCTAACATATTATAAAATATTTTTTCACAGTCGGTTGGATTATCAAGAGAAAGATTAGATCTCCCCTTGAGTTTTAATTTTCCTTGAGCCCTTAGATTTACTGTTGATACATTTTCCCCCTTAAATTCACCAGTTTTTAGCATCGATGCTCCACCCCTTACTAGCCGCAAATAGATTTCTATTTCCCCAGAAAGCTGCGGTATAGGTAGATTAAGAGGATTATTTTTTAGGTAGAATAAACCAAGTTTTCCAATTTGTATGTAATAACATCCCTTACCAGCATACCAATCATGAATAAATTTCGTATTGAATTTTACTGTAGTATTTGTCGGCTTTAGTTTTCCAGCTGCAACTGCTTTTTCCCAAGCAGGTTTAGTACATCTGAACGGAATTTGAGTAATATTTTTATGGAGTGCTTTAGGCTCATACGTTTTAAGATGAGTCATTAGTTTTTTATATTCGCCAACCTTATCTTGAGCGGCCGCAATAAGTAGTTGTTGAGTATCAGGATCAATATTCTTTAATCCTTTTTCGGCAAGTGTCCACTTTATACCGTCAAACTTCAATGATGAACCACCCATTTGGGCGTTCTTATCCATCTTAATTTCAATAGGAACTTCTTTGCCATTCAAGCTGAGATACATATCTACCACGGTAGAATCAAATCCTCCAGCTTCATCAGGTTTAAGATACAAATCGCTTTTCACAACTTTCATTTTTTTCAAAGCGCTTGACACAGCAGTTCGAACTTTATCTTCATAGGCTAAGCCACCAGCAGCCACTGTTCCTTCATTTACAAAATCGACAAATCTTTGCATTTCTTACTCCATTCAACTACTATACCGCTATTTATACTAAAAATAACTGTGACATATAGCCGGAAAAAATTCTTTTTATAAATAATTTCTATAAATTGAAAATAGCTATATTATGCCACTAAAAAAAGGAGGCACACATGGAAGTGCTTAATAATATTAGGGGCTGGGCTGGTAGTCTAGCTGATTTGGGTATTAGTTTAGCAGCTTTAGCAATTGTAGCTGAAGCATTAGGGCTAAACAATATGCCATTCATGCCAGAAGGTCTTAGCGTTGTTACTAACGTATCAGCAATGATCACATCTCTTGGCTCACAAGGAGTGATGGGATTGATCGCTATTTGGGTTCTCTGGGGAATCTGGAACAGAAAATAATAACAAAACTATAACTTGGCCGGTTAGACTAGAAAGGGAGGGGAACTAAAATCCCCTCCCTTTCTTCTTTACTGGGCGTGTAGGTTATTGTAAAGGAATAAGTCCTACAGCGGCAAGAGGTGAAATTAACGTGATGGTTTTGTTAAACTTTTGTTTAGTTTTTCTCGACCATTTTCGTTATTCTGTTTAATAGCATACTGCCGAGCCTTCTCACGGTTCTCAGGATATAGATGTTCATATCCTTTCATATTCCAGCTTTTTGCCCAAGCGGCGGTCTGTTCTACACTATGTGCTTTCATGACATTTCCTTATATCGTTTCACCAATTTTTGACATTCATCTGGATTCTCAACCATTTGAACTTTAATTGCCTCTAGCCTTGCAAGTCGACGGCGTTCAGCTTTTCTCAATTTTACATTAGTCGATAATGTTTCAATTTGAGAATTAATCATATCAAGGCCCATTAACATCGCCTTGACATCTCTTTCAGCACTACGTCCTATACTCATTCGTGTTCTCCTCCGTTACCTCTGCCCAGTCCACCAAAATATTGTGGTGAGCGTCGAGCTGTTTCAAATGTAGCAACTGTAATTCCAATTGCAGCTAATAATAAAATGTGTGCTATAGCACTAATACCAAATAGTGTCCAGCTACTCACAATAAAACCGAATACAATACACCACATCCAAGCAAGAACTTGCATAATCAAATGGCGAGTACTCGTGTCTGGAATATTTTTAAGTGGATTGTAATCTAAGTTCATTATAGCATTCCAACTATTTACAATTAATGTTCTCACTGGATAAACTCCTTTTTCATATGTTACCTTGAGTGGATAGTGAGCATCCACGGTATCTTTAAATTCAATAGCATCGTACTGATCAATAAAATATCGAACAATAATATGATCTTTAAAATACCCTTTGACACGGTACATTTAACCTCCATCCAACCAGTTACCAATAACTTCTATTGGACACTTGTCCTGATATTTACACATTTGATATATTTGGCTAGTAGTCTCTATAGCAGTACAACCACTCATAGAGACTACTATCATGATACCAAATAGAACTCGCATTATGATGCTTCTGCAAATTCGATTGCGGTTTTCAGTGCATCGCGCTTGCGAACCTGATTACCACCAAACCATGATGAATAAAGACGGTTGTCTGAATTACGACCTTGAACGTGGTCAGTAATAAATGTGACAGAATTAAATGCCTGCCACCACGAGCCTTCGGCGTATTCAGCACCCGGCTGAGATTCGAGTGAATCATGGGCAAGTTTGGCATTACGCGATAAAGTGTCGATCGAAAGATCTTTACCTTGTACTTTTTTGTCTGCAGTACGTGGAAAGACTGTGTTTAAATATTCGATATAAGAGTCAGTCGTAAATCGCTTCTTGCCAAGAAACTCAGCCATGTCCTTATACGTATTTAGCTTCTCAGCAGCGATGCCAAGAGCTTCTTTTACAGAAGAAGGATCAAACTCTACACGGTGGCCGATACGAACAGATTTTTCTGCTTTCTGATCAAGCGACAATGTCAATGTGTTGTTACATACAACTCGAATAGGAGTGAATCGAACATCAATTGACTTGCCATACTGATGTGGATTTGAGAAAAGAAGATATGACTCAACACGATCTCCACCAAAAAGCTCAAAGTCTGATTTAACTTTTGCTAGTGCCCAAACCATTTGTCCATCTTTCAGAGAACCAGCAGTATGCATCTCCATATCGCCAGCCATTACAAACTCTGAAAAGAATTCGAATGCTGTTTCATTCTGAACAGGATTCCAGTTCTCACCAACATTGGTCAGAATACGACCATCTGTTTCACGGACAAGAGACTTCAAACCGGTAGGCATACGCTTACCATCAAACTCGATGAATGATTCGACTTCACGAACTTTCCAATCAAGTCCAGCTTTATCCATCATTTGTGCTGGTGTTAGATCATTGCTGACCGGTACACCTAAACCATGCCACGGAACTTGACCGGCATACGCCATTGTTTCTACCATATGTGCCATTATACAATTCCTCCAACATAATTAATTAAGGCCAAACCAAGACCAATCCACATTCCTAATAAAATAGTCTGTTTTACATTCATAATATAATCTCCCTTAAGCTGCTTTTAACAAGGATGCGGTGACATTCCAAACGCCATCGCTTGTAGTTTTAACACGAATATTCTTTTTCAGGACTTTGATAACAGTGCCACTCATTGAGCCACGCTTACCATTCCATTTGACAGATTGCCCAACAGTAAAAGACCTAGCTGCTCGAGCAACCTTTAGATTGCGAGCATCATTAAACATTTGAGCAATTTCACTCATTTGCTCATCAGATGCTTCGATAAACATAGCTTGGATCTTTGACATTTCAGATTTATTCAACATGATATAACCTCTTTGTTTCATTTTATAGATCTATTATACACTATTTTTAACCGATTGTAAAGGAAAAAATGCACTTTATTTGCATTTTTTTTAATTAATTTCTTCACAGATTTTTTGCTCTACAGCTTTAATGTGTTTACACTTACGAAAAGCAATGCACGTGCAATCGAATCCTGAATCATACATGCCGACTAGATATTGATTGCCTTTACTACCTTCAACTTCCCAAAGGACACCCACAAATGGATGCCCTTTGGTTTCAATGATTTCTGATTTATGAGCCATCAATGCCTCATATGATCTTGATCAGTAAATTGAGAAACACGATCAGGATCTGCTTTGTGCGAGAAAACAACAGTATCGTTATCTCTATCAACATCACCATACATACGATGATCATGAGTCAGATGAACGAAGTCAGGCTTACCCCAAACTCTAACAGCAGCCAGATAATCATTATCATTTCGAAAACCAACAAAATGCAGCATTATATATCTCCTCTTCAAATCCGGCACCTATTCTATATCTTGCTAGACCAATACTCTTCCCAGTATTCGCTACAGGCATCTTCAATTTCTTGTACACTCCAATGTGGTACAAGAGATTTATTCTTAACTGCTTCAGCCATTACATCTGTTAGATGATCGCAATTTCTGATTGCTTCTTCGATAACATCGAACATCTTTTCTTCAGCATCCATGTCAAGATATACTGTCATTATACTGCCTCATTCATTAGTGTTTGTTCACCTAGACGGCCAAAGCCAAAGGACTCAACCACATGACATACGCCTTCAGGTGTGCGAATAACGTCACCAACTGAAATGGAATGCATGCGATCAATACGAGTAATCTTTTCTTCAGGACCAATGTTACCGATTTCAAATACATCATTTAAATCGTCTGCTTCGATCTCGCATACGATCTGATAATTTTTTAGAAACATTGCAGGATCAACATATCCATATAACCGAGCGTGGAAAGCTTCGTTTGAATCTTTTTGGCTCTTGTTTTGTAAAACTTGATATTTCATAATTAAGCTCCTCTTCCTTTTTGATTTTATAGATATATTATACCATAGTTTTTTTGCTTTGTAAACAAAAAAGTGCACTAAAAAGGAGTGCACTTTCAACTACTTACGTTTTTTTTAATTTATGTAAAATTACATATTAAGTTTTATTTTTCTTTTCAAATAGAGATCTCACATCAAAATCTAAGCCCTGGCCGTATCCAACAACACAAACTTCCTGTGCGGATAAATGATACTCGATGATAGTAAAAGTTCCAGTATCTGTATTTGCGAAAAAATAGATAGGATTTAAATCAGAAATATTCGAGCCTTGTTGTCTTAAATCAGTTAAAGCACCAACTAGGGGTTTCTCTCCAGCCTCATTTAATACCTGTAAAAGAGTATCTGCTTTGCCGCATTGGACTGGCTTGCTTCTCCATATCGTTTCAGCAAATGCCACGTTAATTCCAGCTATTAATAGTATAGTAGCAGCGAAGGTAATCAGTAGCTGCGTTCCAAATTTGCTCACTCTTTTAGATGCTACATGATTTTTCATCATTTTTCCAATCTATACAATATGAATTCCCTGTTGTTAGCTTTAATTGTTATTGCTGGAGTTCCAGAAGGAACCGATTTGCCTACTTCGACCCATCGATATCCTTCTGCAATCTGTTCGCGCGATACTTTAATAAATTCTGCATTATCGCTGGCAAATAAAATACTCGCCAATGCTAAAAATATGATCATACTTAGAACTTAATCTTTCCGCCGACGACTGTTGCGCTGTGCTTAATGTCTTGGTCGAATGCATTTTCAATATAAAGAGTAATATTAGAAGTCACGCTATAATCTAGATCTACATCTACAGATTCCATGTTAAATTTCATGTTGTCTGCAACTGTGTCAACCATATTAATAGTAGTGTCGAGGGAGAAGTCACCAGACGCGATCGATGGACCAAAATACAATTTATTAATTTCTGTATCGAGATTACGCTCGGCACCAATTGTAGTAGTGATCACTGATTCTGCATGCGCAGAAGATGCAATTACCGCTGTAGTAATTGCTAGAGTAGTTAGAATTTTATTCATTTTTTTTTTCTTTTCTTTAAATTAAAATGTGGTGTTAGTTGCAACTTTTCTGTTTCGAGGCAAGTTGCCAGCCCAGAGATTATGCCGCTAGGCGCATCTCAGGAGCAAAGTTATCGTTTGCATTTACTTTTGTGACTCTCCACTGCCTTCTCGTATCTGTCGATCCTATTTCGCCCCCATCATAAACACATGACCAATAACTTTTGCAGATATTGAACTCTTACTAAAAATGGTAACATAGCAATTGCTACTAAAACCACCATTAAATATATTATCCAAATTTGTCTATCCATGTGTTTATGGTGGAGGCGGTGGGTACTGCCCCCACGTCCAGCCTACGTCCATCCAGTTTCGTCGAATCGTCTTTATTTATATAGTAATTATACCACACTTTACAGTTAAAGTACATACTTTTTTATAAATAGCTGTAGAGAGTGAATTTAGTTATATAGCAACAGTGACACACATCTAACTTCAGTAGAAGGAAGATCGAAATGCCTGTAGCCGAAATTCTAGCAGGAATTGCACTTGTAAAGGCAAGTGTAGAATTCATAAAATCGAATATTGATACCGCCAAAGATATCGGTGAAATTGCTGGTGCAATTGATGGTATGTTTAGCGGTACTGAAGAGGTGCAAAAGAAAAGAAATAAGAAAACTGGTATGGGACTGAAAGATCAGTTCGGTATCCAATCAGTTGCTCAAGAAATGATTGATGCGAAACTTGCTGAAGAAAAAATGCAAGAGATGCGTAACCTAATCGATATGAGGTTTGGCCCAGGAACTTGGCAAAAGATTTTGGATGAAAGACAAAAGAGAATTGTTGAAGAGAAGGAAGCACAGAGATTAGCTCGAATTCAAAAGAGGAAAGAAGAAGAAGAGTTCTGGGAAATGATTAAAATGCTGATGATTATCGGTGGTTGTGTAATCTTAGGTGGCGGTGGATTAATGTTTGTAGTATATTCAGCAGTTTAATCTATAATATAGAAAGAAGAAAAAATGTATATAGCTCTAGTTTTAGCTTGTCTTATATCTGATCCCAATCAGTGTTTAGTGCTAGAAGATCAGAGAGGCCCATACAAAACATATGAAAGATGTGAAGCGCGAGCTATAGAAATGTCTCAAGCAATACATATATCTATGTCAGGTTTTAAACCTCGTCAGTGGAAATGTAAATCAGTTGTCAAAGGCCAATTGTCAAGCCAATGGTAATGTATGTCAGAGGTAATACTGTTGTCAATCATCGCATTATTAGTTGCTATACTTTTCTTTAACGCTTATCTTTACGATAAGACATTAGAAGAAATAAAAATACCACGCACTGAAATGGAAAAAGAAATACAGCAGTTAAAAGAAACAATCGTTTTAGCTCGAGCTATAGCTTCGGCGAAAGATAAGAAAAATGAACTTGGAGATGACTCGAAAAGAAATAACTAGTTTAATTGCTACACTCATGCTAGCATTTCTAATTAGTTTTAAGTCTATTGCGGCCGCTTGGATTGTAGGATTGTCAATTTATATCTTTTTAGCTTTTGTTCAGCGTGGACCAAATAGTTCATGGGATATCGATTGATTGCTCTTCTAAACAATTTCTTCTTCATTCGACGATAAAGTCACCGAATATTCTTCAGAATCATGCACGTGCAGCTGAAGAATTGCATAATGAATCACTTTCATTAAATCTTTACGATAGTCTTCTCGAGTACCTTTATTGCCATATCTCTGAGCATACTTCATCACATTGCCCATATTAAATCCAGTACCATGACCAGCGTCATAGATAAACTCTGACGCTTGGAAATTGTTTTTTGAATAATGTTGGCTATATGTCGCAATGATATAGTCAGAGATTTCATCAATATAGGTGTCCTCATTAAACTTAAAATCTGGCATATTTTCGATACTATCTTCTGGAAATAGCAATTTCATGACCAATATCTCCTGTAAATAAAAGCCTTTAATACCGAAGCGTTTTCAATTCCGCCAACGATGTTTCCATGATAAGAATAAGACACTTCGCCTTTCGATTTATAAAAGACTTCATTGACTTTCATTTTCTTATATGGCTTACGACCACGAAGACAAACGCGATATCGCTGATCACTTCCTGACTGTTTAAGCCAGCTATTGAAACGGAAGACCATTTGCTTTACCATTTCAAGCTGTTCCATGTCAGCAGGATTATCACGTTCAAATGTTCCAATCAAAGAGTCGGTTGGATAACGTTGTTTTTCAATTGGCATTGTAATACTCCTCATAAGCTTTCAAATCATTTTGAATCTCATCATAAGATTCAACTGCAGCACGTGCGGCTGGAGACATTGGTTTAAATTTTGCAAAAGCGAGAGCACAAAATTCATTACGATCGATATTATAATTTTTAAAGGCAAATTCTTGGCCTTCAAAGATCTCAACTTCAAGTCTCATATTATACTCCTACCAAATTAAAAGAATTGGAAGTGAAGCTACAACAAACATAAAGATAATTCCTAGAACAATCTGTCCCATTATGCTGCCTCCTCAATCATTGGTGAACCATCAAAGTTAGTAGACATGATAACTGGAGTACCACCTACTGCAGCTTCGCCAACTCGGCACTCGATCCAACGAGCAGCTTCTTCAATAGTAGGAAAGCCTGTAGACTCGTCAGCATCAAAACCATTTTCAGTCTCGATCTCTACAGTACCACGAAAGTCACCAAGCATATCTGTATCGATAAATGCATTATGGTCTGAAACAATATTTGAAGCTTTGTAGAAACCTTCAGAAACTTTGACTAACTTTAACATGATTTTCTTTCCTTTTCCATTTTATAGATCTATTATACACTATTTTTCTTTGAATGTAAAGGAAAAAGTGCATTTTTATTTCAAAAGAAAACAACCACTTACGTTTTTTTAGTTTAATGACAAAATTCTTTTATCATAGGAAAGATAGGTTCTAAAGCATCAGCACAAGCACGAGCTAATTCGATGTGTTCTTTTTGTGTTCCGTGGCCAGAGCGTAGTTCGATGTAATGGATCCATGACCTAATAGTTCCGTTAACATACAATCTAGATTCCATGATACCTTCTGGTAGAACTGCACGAGCTTGTTCTTTAGCGATACCATTTTCGATTGCCCAATAATACGAATTCTTTGCCGCATTGACTACCTCTGCCTGCGATTGTAACCACTCCAATTGTAAGTCTGGATCATTAACATCCAAACTATTCTGTCTATTCTTTGTGTCCTGTAGTCGAGCATCTTTTAATTTAAAATCTAAATCTACAGTAGGATCTGCATACCGTTGAGAAAACTCTTGAAAAGAGAATGACCTATGTCTCAACAGCTGTCGTGCAATATCACGAGTCGTGGTTACTTCCAAGCAAGCGCTAACCATTTCAAATGGTGACCAGTGTTTTTCTCGGATGAGATATCGTAATAATCTTTCTGACGTTTCGGTGTTGTCTTGGTTGGATGGATTCGAGACACGGGCCGTATAGGCAATGATGTCTTGGACACTTTCATCTTTCTCTCCCTTTGAGTAACTAATCAGTTTTACTGTCATTTTCTAATCCTATTTGGTCATAAAGGTTTTCACGAACGTCAATTACTTTTTCATTCTGTATAATATTAATAATTAACTCTGTTAGATCTTTTTCCTTTTTTAAGAAAAAGAGTTTGTTTGTAATTTCTTGAAGCTCTTTCTCATAATACTCGATTTCTTTTTCTTTGCGAAGTCTTTGATCAATCAAGTCTGTAATAAAAAGTATTTTTCGATCGCTCATAACTTAAAATCACCAAATTTTTCTGAACTGATTCTATTACCAGACGCTGAATTATCAAACACCGGTGTGTCATCAACGAGTGTTTGTTGAGTTTCTTCTACATCATATAGACGCATTTTTGACCGGTCAATCCCAACAA